GTTGGCGTAGGTGTTGGCGTTGGTGTTGGCGTAGGTGTTGGCGTAGGTGTTGGCGTAGGTGTTGGCGTAGGTGTTGGCGTAGGTGTTGGTGTAGGTGTTGGTGTAGGTGTAGGCACTGACCACTCACCTCCAAAAATATCTAGAGAGTAAGTCCCAATAGTGGTTTCATCGTAAGCATCTGCTCGCAAAGAATAAAATCCAGCATCAAGAGTTTCACTGATCATTGCATCCCAACAAAAGTTTACATCATTATTTATGTCAGAACCATCGTCATCCTCAAATAAAAGAGTGTCGTTTTCGTCATATAGATACAAATAAGGATCAGCATAACCATTCTCAGAAGAGTCACCCCATGTATCGCATGTTAACGAAGTATAAGTTTTGACAGTAATTAATGTTTCTTCGGAAATAGTAAATGTAAACACAGGGCCTTCGCCCAATGTCTCTACATTTATTGTGCATTCCCAACCTTCATCAGTTGATTCACAAGTCGCAATTTGGGCTTGTGCCGCAGGGGAAAACCAAGCAACAAAAAGTAAAGAGGCCAATAAAGACCTGCTAAGTATTTGTAACGCTTTTTTAGTACGCTTTGACCTCACCATACATCTCATCCAAGGCAGATTCGTCTGAATCTTGTTTCCGTAACATGGAACAAGATCCGTCCTTTCCAAAGATAGATGCGGCGTATCCTTTTAATAAACTAAGAACAGCAGCGCCACCACTAGCTAAAATTAGTTTCCATTCTGAAACACCCATATCAATAATAGAGTTTGTACCAAGTGTTCCTACTGTCGCTTGAATAAATGTAGCGATACATCTTTCAGCGAGGTCTTTATAATCTATGTCTTTCATTTAACCAAAGCCTTCCAAGTGTTAGGGCCCACTATACCATCTACAACAAGACCAGTTTTTTTCTGGAATTGCTTTACAGCTCTAAGCGTATACCCTCCAAAGTGTCCGTCAATTCCTGTCTTTTTACTTGAATTGCTTGAAAGTCGGTATCCTTTACGTGCAAGCAAGGCTTGTAGCAACTCAACAGCTTTTCCACGCTTTCCTTTTCGTAAAGTTGTTTTCATAGCAAGCTCAAAGTTAGGGATAATTGCTTGTTTCTCAGCTTTAACTATTGTATTTGTAGCCACCTCATCCTCTTTGTTAATAGCTGGAGCTGGATACCAATCGTACTTTTTAGTGTCATAACGGTAACCGTAAGCCTGATGATGCCACCATTCCGAAGGTACTGTACGAACAAGGCCATACTCTTTAGCAACCTGATTAACAGTAGCTGTAGATACATTCCCTATAATACGAAAATCAACAGCAAACCCATACGATCCTTCAGGATGATTGGGCTGCTGCATGTGCCATGAGCCTTGAAACCCTCCGCCGAATACACGATCTGGATTCGCTACCAAATTTGGGAAAGTTCCGGCCTTGTAGCGCCTATAGAGTTCTTTCTGCTGCGCATATGTACGCACACCAGAACTAACTACAACCTTTCCCTTTATCTTCGGATCGGCAAGAAATTTCTTTAACCGAAGTTTCATTTTAGGATGAAGCTCCGTAAGCCGAACATGGTTTCCAGCTACAGGGATCTGACTCATCAGTTGCTTACCTCCGACCTAAGTAAGGTCATCAAAGCATCGTCAGCGTCGTTAAACGATATTGGCTGCGTTTCGTTAATATTAGCAATCCCACTACCACCAACTTGTCCACCAGTAGCAGGAACATTTAATGGCTCTTGAGAAACTTCTGCATTACCGATCTGGATATTTTTAGGCTCTGAAGTGGCTTGACCTTCAAGATTTTCTCCGTTAAGGCGTTCCTTCACAAGATCATCAGCTTTTGATAAACGTTGTCCAATGTCAAGAGTAGCGTCAACTTCTTGAGTAGCTACTTGAATAAGCATCTTGCCCTTCCAGTCATCAATGTTATAACCAAGATCAGAAACAATTTGATTAATCTCTTTAAATTGCTCTCTCTTTTCCCTTTCAGCCATCATCTTTTTATTTTCTTCATCTTTGCTATTGATGGCAGTCATAAGCCTTTCTTCCATAGCTTTAATCTGAGTTTCTGCATTCTCATCCATTTTTTTATTATCTCCTATATTCTCGTTGTTATCAACACTATCTGCATTAATAAATTCTTGAGCCCAAATACCAAAGTTATCCTGCCCCATATTACCGACAGCTAACGTAGCAAAACGCTCTCCAGCTTCATAAGGATTAGCATTAATCATTGTCAAAGTTTCTAAAATCCATTCAGTCGCTTCTTCATCAAAATTTTCAAAAGCTTTCTTGAAAGGAGTTAATTCAACTCTTCTTTGAGCAGCTTCATCCCTTACTTTTTTTAATTCCTTTTCTGTATCTGCCATATCCTATCCAATTATGTTGTTAAGTTGTTCCTCTACCGGAGGTCCCATTCCTTGCGGCGTTGGTCCTCCCATTTCTGGAGGGGCCCCACCTTCAGGAGGAGCAACAGGTGGACCTTGACCAATATCAGGTACAGGTGCAACTGCTTGCTCAGCCATAGCTTGAGCCCCAGCCATCTTAATATCGCTTGCTTTATTTTCAGCAGCAAAGTTCTTGTGCATTTGAACATGATTAGTAAACAACTTCTGCAACTCTTCAGGCAAAAGTTCCCAACGCTTTGTAGACATAAAAGCCTGATGTTCTTCAATATGCATTTCATGGTCATCTTGCTTATGCCATTCAGGGTTACTAATTTCGCCACGAGCCAACTCAGAGTTTTCCCTCTTAGCTTTAGCTATCTGAGGCGATATCCCAGCAATTAAATTATCAGCTCCGGGTAAATTAGCTATACGAATGTACTGAGCTGGGGATTGAATCAAACCCATTTGAAGCATTTTATCTGCTTGCTGTATCATTCCTATCCTCGACCGAGGCTCAATTTCTTCCTGAGGGACATTGACTTCAAACTCGGCAGATAGGTCAGACCCCCTATGAGGGAACCTTTCAGGGCCGAAGCCTGCATCAATAACGATTGTCCTTTCTTTTGTCTGTGTAGTCTGATAAACCTGCAAAGCCATTTGAGCAACTTCTTGCCAACAACGAGCAGTCTCTTTAATCAAACGTCCAGTCGGTGAAGAATCTTTTTCTGCCAATATCGACAAGCCGGAACCAGATTCAATATTGGGTGGGGCTAAACCACGAGAAACATCGTGAACGCCCATTATGTCGTCAATCATCATCGAAGCCCGATCAAGAACAGCTTCATACCAGTTTTGTAATCTAGGTTGTTCAAGGTATTCCGGCATAGGAACACCATCGGGCCAAGGCTGAAAACCCGGCTTGTCAACCATTTCTTCAACGAAAGGTTCCGCAGATGCAGGGAACAGCGCTCTAATCGTTCCTAATTCCTTAGCGTGCTCTGCTATGCCAGACCAAATCCCATTTAAGATAACTTGAACCTTACGAACATCGTCCATGTAGGTAGTTCCCCACCATTGGTTCTCTTCAACTGTTTCACGTGAGACAGCTATAGGTAAACGATCTTCAAAAGGATACGGCCATTTGCCTTTTTGAATAACTTTGCCATCAACGATTACTTGAAATCCGCCTTTGGATTTACCCATTGGCCGTTCATAATACGTCAGTACTTTTGTCAATTCAGGAACAGTACTGTTCGTTCCCCAAGATTGATGAAGGATCTTATGTTGGAAAGGCGCTAAACCAGAATGAGCATCAGAAGGTGGTTCCTTTGCTAAACCAAAAATATTTTTTACCACCTTAGGAGGCAACGCCTCTACCTTAATACACCAACGAGCAGATTCAGCATTACGGCTACCTGCTTCGACAACAAACTCTGCCAGCGAGAGGGGCTTTACCGTAGGAAGTCCATTATCAGGATCGATTTCCAAAATCAAAGCGGCAGTGCCACCCTTACAGGTAGCCTGCATATGCTCTTCACGTATGACTTCCCACCTTTGCCCACGATGAAGATCTCTCAGTATAGCTTCACCTAAACGTGCAGCTCTTACCGATTCATCGTCTGGACCTGTTGGTGTAACTTCAAAACTTAAATTACGTTGAGTTAAGTTAGAAATTATGGTGCGTTGGTTCGCTCTCATCTTGTTGAAGACAGCTTGAATCCGATCACGGTCTTCGACCTGTTCACTTAGACGTGTCACTGCAGTATTCCAACGCAACCATTGAAGGCCACGAACAAAAGCATGATTCAGCCAATACTGTTGCAAAGGCCCAATAACATGTCGAGTCGCCTCAGTGTATAATTCCTCTACTACAGTTTGCTCTTTTGCCATGTCACTAACCTATCATTTTTTCTTAGCTTTTTTAAGTTCCTCAACTATTCCTAAAGCAATTTCTGCTTTATCCAGTTTCTTTTTTAAACGTGCGTTCTCTTTTTTAAGCTCTTCATAACCAAGTTCTAACCTTGCAACAGACTCCGGTGATTTCCAACCTATCTGTTGCGCAGCTTCAGTTATACAAGATACAGCTACATCTAAAAAGCCTTCTTCCTCTATTGGCGGACCACGAAAAATTCCAATTTCATCATCTGCTTTTGGTCGAAAAGTAACATAACACAATCCAACATTAGCACTATCTAAGCCAAAATCTCCACCCTCAACTAATCTAAACATATTTACCTCATCATACTTGACCACTTATGCGGTTTCTTTGCTTTATCTTCTAGCTGTTTCCAGCATAGATCTTGTAACGTAGGCACTTTCTTGCGCTTATGTGAATACGCAGGCATAGCACGAGTCATCTCCCACGCATATGCACCAGTGTCTACCATATCGTCATGTTTCGAATTTGGGAAGTTACGATGCTCCTGCTCCCATAAAAAAATCCAAGGAGCAGCTTTAGGGAACCAAACTTGTTGATTAGTGATCCCAGCGCCATAAGGAATAGCACGTTGAACCTTGTCACGATCCTTCGGAAAAAGAGGCCGGACGAAAAAGCCGCCTGCACGTTGAAAGAGCTGAATCAAGGTAAGGCCAAAAGAACGCTCCTCAATGCCTAAAACTTTAACATCCCACTGACGGCAAAGCGCAGTCGCCCACTCCAAATGCCTCGCAGATTCAATACGCTGCCTATCCATATGAACCAAAATCAAATTCTGAGTATCACGATGCCAATCCCAAATAGACATAACAGACCAATCAGCCCACGTCTTCAACGAAGCAGCAAGATCAATAACCCCGAACCGTTCACAATTTTTCTTAGGGACAACTATAGCTTCACCACTATCCAACTCAAGCCTGTAATTAGAACCAATATCAGTCCAATGGTGATACGGAGGTGAAAGAATACCACCAGCTTCCAAAGAAGGCGACCCCTGATACATGGCCTCAAACCACAAAGGATCATCCTCACGAATCTTCTCCAACTCAGTCAAAGTTTTACGAGCCGGACAAAGAGCTTCGCCAGCTTCCCTATCAATCACATCCTTATAATCATCACGAGGAAAATAATCAGGTTCCAAAGCAATAGCTGGCATTTCCAAAATACACCAATCATTACGAGGCACACGAGACTCAGACTCATAAATCCTACGACCAGAAAGATCATCCTCATGCCACCGAGTAAACATAACAACCTCAACAGCCATCGGTTCCTTACGAGTCAACCAAACAGACCCATACCAGTTATCCTTAGAATCCCTAGCTACCTGCGAAAGAGCTTCCTCAGAGTTTTTAAAAGGATCGTCAATAAGGCCAAAGTGATAGCCAGTACCAGTGAGCTTACCACCAACACCTGCAAATCGTAACTCTCCGAGTTTTTCGATTTCACGAATGAGTTGTCTATTCCCTTTAGTCTGAACAAAACCATTCCTCTCATCTAACTGACGATTAATCTGTTCCCCCCACTCCCACGAAAACTCGTCAGAGTAAGTAACAATAGCCTGCTTTCTATCAGGCCACCGAGAAAGATACCAGCCCGGAGTATGCAAAGTCGTAATCCAAGATTTACCGTGACGAGGGGGCGCTGACAGGCCCAGCCGAAAAACCACTCGTTCTCCAGTCTCAGGATGCAAACCAAAAAATTCAAGAACGCCGCCACCCTCATCTCCGCTCAAAAAATCACGAAGCTCATCAGGACCCTCTATCGGGAAAGTCCCTTCCTCCGTTCTATAGAACCAATCTGCTGGCGGTCCAACTCCCGAATGGTAAAGGCGGAACTCGCAGAGAGCTTGGATATAATCGGACACAACCTGCACGTGCTTGTAGCGTATTGTCTGAGGCGAAACGTAACACGCATAATCTAACGGCGATGCCAAAGCAACACGAGCCGATAAAAGATGCTCAATATACTTCGTCTCTTCAGGCGAAGCATACTCAAGGAGATCCAAAATCTCCTCATAGTTTAAATCATCGCTTCTTTGCACGTTTCATTTGCTTGCGAGCTTTCGCAGCTTGCGCCTTTCCCTTTTTGGTATAAGCGTACTTCTTACCAGCTACCTTAGGCATTATACCCCTGTCACAAATATCTTAACAGTAGGTGTACCAGAAGCAGCAATCGCATACAACTTCTCCAAAGGCTGAGTCATAGTGATAGGGCCAATAGTCGCACCAGCAACCAAAGACAGTCCCTTAGAATCATCAGCAACATCAGCACCACCAAGAGTCACCTCAATAGAACCATCTTTATTTTCAACCCAAACAAGATTCGGGTGATCAACAGAAGCAGACTGCGTAGCAGTCCAAACAACTTCCCTCGCTGTACTCAGCGCATTATCTTCACCGTGAACGGCCATAATATCTCCTCATTAGAACACACCCTTTAGTTTACTCATAGATTCCTTCCGATCAAGCTCCTCCAAAATATCTTCCAAAGGACGAGCCTCAGACCTCTCCAAATAATCAGCAGCCTTCCGCAACACATCGGGGCGATCCAAAGAATGCCCCAACACCGAATTACAATGCAAACAAAGAAGACCACGAATCAAATAACGATCACCATGCAAATGATCCACATGAATCTTAGAAGAAGGCATATACGTAAAATCAGCATCACAAATCTGACAACGACCACCCTGAGCAGCCATCAAACGAGTCTTATGCTTCGCAATATGATACTGCCGACGCTTATACACCTTCCAACAAGGATCACAATACGTCTGATTCTCCTTAAACTCACTTACCCACTCCGAACAATACCTACAAAATTTTAAATCAGGATTCGAAACAGAAGAAGTAGCCACAACAAGAACATACTTCAGGACAACAAAAAACACAACCCCAAACAACAAAAGACGTCTTTTAAAGGGGTGGGGGTGGGAGTGCTGGCCCCTGTCGTCGCATAGTGGCTGGTCTTTCTCCCACCCCACCCCTTCGGAAGGTGATCTGGTGGGGCCTATGCGTCTCGATCAACCACTCTGCCAGATAACCTTCCGGCTGTAAAGCCAACAAGCACCCAGTAGCCTGCCCTTGACAGCCGGAAGAACATCTGGCTATCGGGCCTCACGAGCCACCTAGACCCCACGCTAGATCACCGTGCTCCGAAGGGATGGGCTAGTCGAACAGCCCAGCCACGATGCGACGACAGGGGGCCTTGCTAGAATCGCAGTAGCGATTCACAAGGCATTGCTTACGCCGTTATCCGGACCGCTCGACAGGAAAGCCCAAGGCTGCCTTGAGCAGCCGTGTGCTTTGTTAAGCCATGCT